GTCCGTCACCCTGAATCCTTCAGCCGCGGCAACAACACCCTCTGATCATGTTGATCAAGGTCCTACGGCAAACGATGCTGGCGGGCCGGGTCGTCAAAACTGGGGAAGTCCTAGAGGCTTCCTCTTCTGACGCCAAGCTCCTGATCGGTATTGGCAAAGCCGTTGAAGCTGTCGCCTTAGTGGCAGATGTGGTTGAGACCATCGCTCAACCTGCACCCAAACCAACTACCGCCCGACGGAGGGCAAGACAATGACCATCCACAATCTTGGTTCTAAGACCACGGTTCTCGGTCTGCTGCGCAACGACGTAGTGACTGCAACCGGCACCGGATCCGCCGTTGATCTGCTGGGCTATGAAGGCGACATGGCCATCCTTCTGGATGCCGAAGCCGGCGGTGCTGGCGTCACCTATGCAGTCAAGCTGACTGAATCCGACACTTCCGGTGGCTCCTACACCGACGTGACCGGTGGCGCATTCACCACCACCACCGCCAACACTGCATCGCTGCAGAAGATCTACGTGAACGTGACTAACCTCAAGCGTTTCGTGAAGGTCTCCATCACGGTCGCTGGTGGCACTGGCGCTGGCGCTGTTGCTGTGCTCGGTCTTGCTTCTGCTAAGTACGGCTGATTATGGCGTTCACTGAGGATCTGGATGTATTCCTTGCAGACTTTGGCGTTAGCTGCACAGCTGGCGCCGTTACTGCAAAGGGAATCCTGGACATGCCAAGCCAGGTGATCAGCGATGGGATGGTGCTCAGCACTGACTACACGCTGACAACCAGAACCTCAAGCTTTGGCAGTCTCATTCGCGGCGACTCGATCACCGTGGATGGGACTGCTTACACCGTCAGAGAGGCCATGCTGATGGATGACGGCAAGTTTGTGCAACTCGGATTGCAGAAAACATGAGCACCATCTACGGCGGCAACGCGGATCGTCCGCAGAACATCCATGCTTTTACCACGATCTCAAATGCCATCGGGTCGTCTGAAGCAATCGAGGTTGATGGCACGGTGTTTACCACGTTCGAAAAAATCACTGGTGGCCAAGTCACCTATCACGTGCAAGGTTCGATGAACGGCACTGATTGGGCAAACATCGGCGAGGCCAAAACCAAGGATGCCGGCAACCATATCCATACCTACTGCGACTATGCGGTGCGCTATCTCCGTCTCGATGTGACATCGATCAGCGCTGGCCGTAGCATCACGATGACTGTGTGCTGTGACTCATGACAACGCATCGTGAGTCGATCCTGGCCAGGATCCGCAGCAACCTGACCGGCACCACGGGCGTAAGCACGCGGATTTACCGCAGCCGTGTGGAACCACTCGCGCGCGGTGAGCTGCCCGCCATCGTGGTGGAACCGATCAGTGATACATGCCAACAGCTGACAAGCGCTCCCACTCTGGACTGGACGCTCACGGTGCGCGTTGCTGTGATCGTGCGCGGCAATATCCCTGATCAGGTTGCTGATCCGATCATTGAAGATCTGCACGCAAGGCTGATGACGGATCTGACGTGCAATGGCTTTGCCTATGACGTGCAGCCATCAACCGTGAACTTCGATCTGCAGGAGGCTGATCAGCCATCTGGTGTGATCACCTGCGACTACGTGGTGAAGTATCGAACCAGGGTTGCTAATTTGGCACAGAGTCCGTAGCGGCTACGATGGAAGACGAATACAAAGGCCAGGGCGGGAGCTATCTGGTCGACACCAAAACCGGCAAGCGAAAGCTCGTCGAGCGGACACAGCCGGCCCCTCATCCCACAATCGAGGTAGCCACCGATGGCATCAGTTCTGACGCGCCGACGCCTGATCCTGGCGAAGATTGAATCCACCTACGGCACGGATTCAACGCCGACTGGCTCGAGCAATGCGATCTTGGTGCGCAACCTTGAGATCCAGCCGTTACTGGCAGAGACCGTTAACCGCGAACTGGTGCGGCCTTACCTCGGGCAATCTGATCAGCTGCTGAGCCAGACCCGCGTCGAGGTGACGTTCGAGGTTGAGCTCGCAGGTTCTGGCACCGCTGGCACTGCCCCTGCCTATGGCCCGGTGCTGCGTAGTTGCGGTCTTAGCGAAACGCTGGTCACCAGCACCAGCGCTACCTATGCGCCTGAGAGCAGCGGCTTTGAAAGCTGCACCATCTACTACCACCAAGACGGCATCCGCCATAAGGTCACGGGTTGCCGCGGTACCTTCGAGATGAACTGTGAAGTGGGTCAGATCCCTTTCATCAGCTTCACGATGACCGGCATCTACAACGCACCGAGCGATGAGACGCTGCCGACCCCAACCTACGCAAACCAGGCATCGCCTCTGATCTTCAAGGAAGGCAACACCATTAGCTTCAGTGCATTTAGCTATGCCGGATGCCTGATGAGCTACAGCTTCAACATTGCAAATGATGTGATCTACCGCGAGCTGGTGGGTTGCACCAAGGAGATCCTGATCACCAACCGCGCCCCTAATGGCACCGTGGTGATTGAAGCGCCGACCATTGCTGATAAGGATTTCTTCGCTGTCGCTACCGGTAGCAGTACTGGCAGCATCACCTTCCAGCACGGCACCACGGCCGGCAACCGGGTCACCATGACCACTGCGCAGTCAGATCTCGGCAACCTGACCTACAGCGATCAGGACGGCATTCAAATGCTGAACATGCCCTTCATTGCGGTTCCGACCTCGGCAGGCAACAATGAGATGAGTCTCGCCTACACCTGATCGCGTGGCGTTTGTCCTAAACCAATCGCAGAGCTACAGCTGGCCGGTCAGCATTCAGCTGCCGGCTGATGGCGGCAAGCGTGAGAAGTCGAGCTTTGATGCTCTCTTCAAGCGCTTGCCCCAGAGCCGCATTAATGAGATCCAGCAACTTGTGCAACAGCGCATCAAAGCAGCTGAGCGCGGTGAAGAGCTGGACAATGGCGTAACGGATCAGACCATTGCAGCCGAGATCCTCGTGGGATGGGCTGGCATCTTGGATGCCGATGGTGATGACGTGCCTTACAGCGAGGCAGTCAAGGCGCAGTTATTGGATGTGCCAATGATGGCCGGCGCTTTGATCGAGGCTTACTTCACCTCGCTTGTGGAGCTCAAGCGAAAAAACTGATCGGCGCCGCTGACTACTGGACAGGCGGCGCTGTCATTGATGAATCTGGCGATGATGCCGCAGCATTCGGTTTTGAGCTGCCAGATCTGGATGCCAATCCTGAGCACTATGAAGTGTGGCCGGAGGCATGGCCTGCCGTTGATCTGTTTCTAAAGGTGCAGACGCAATGGCGTGGTGGTGCATCCGGCATCATCGGCCTGGACTACACGGCAGTGCGGTGGCTGATGGATCTGTATGCCATGGATGATCAACGCACCATGCTCGAGGATCTGCAGGTGATCGAAGCTAGAGTGATCGAAACGGTCAACAGCAGAAAGGGCTAGGCATGGCACTGGATATGACCACTGCCTTGACCATTCGCGCCAAGGTTGACGGCACCAACCAGATCGATGGTCTGAATACTGCCTTAGGTCGCACCACGTCGCAGGCCAATGCAGCATCTGGTGCGTTCGGCAAGCTAGGCGCACTCAGTAAATCAATTGGCAGCGGCCTTGGCGCACTGGTCCCCGCGGCAACCATCGCCGGCCTTGGCGCATTGGGCAAGCGCGCGATTGATGCAGCGGACAACCTCAACGATCTCAGCAAGCGCACGGGCGTTGGGGTTGAAAGCCTCAGCAGGTTCGGCGCTGCTGCTGCTGATAGTGGCACTTCAGTGGATGAGGTAGCCAAGGCAATGAGCCGGCTTGCCCGTGGTGTTGTTGATCCGGCATCGCAAGCCAGCAAGACATTGCAATCCATTGGCGTGAGCGCCATCGATGCCAATGGCAAAGTGCGCAGCTTGGATCAGATCATGCTGAGCGTGTCTGATGTATTCGCCAAGATGCCTGATGGCGCGCAGAAGACTGCACTCGCCATGGAGATATTCGGCAAGGCTGGCGCCAACTTAATCCCTATGCTGAATGAAGGCAGCACTGCATTGGGTCAATAC